TTATTATGAATTTATAGAGAAATAGGAAAAATGGCCAAAAGTTTGGGACTTATGGGCTGAAAGTGGGATAAACGTTGATATGACGCAATTCTTTCAGCCCATAGATGGTGATTTCATCTATGGGCTAGCCCCAAGAAATCTATGGGCTGCTCAAAGATGCGCAAAGTTTGCGCCTAGATGAAGAGGTGAATGACATGAACTCACGCGATTGGCCAGATGGTTGGGAGCGAGTTTTGGCACTGTCAAAAACAGATAGACAAGGTCGAGCCATTGAGATAACAGATGCTGAGGAGAAGGAACTCAAGCAACTAGGCAGATACTTCTGGGGTAAAGAGACCAGGGGAGAAAGTTCTCCGAAAATTAAAGAGCAGGTGCAAGAGATGCGACTGAAGTTGGTGAAAGAAAACATTGATGCTATCAACAAGTTCTTACGCAAGCACAAACTCTCTTATGCTGAGTTTGCACGATTGGCCGGTCTATCGAGGACCTGGTATCCAACCATGGTAAAAGATAAAACGGTCGTTGCTACTGATGTGGCAGATAGGTTGAAAGAAAAGTTTGGTTTGGTCCTGAATAGCAAACGCGACTATAGCCGGATGAGATCTAGAATTTTAAGAGGTGAGAATAATGAGTGAGTTAATTTTAATTATCGCGCTGATGATAGCGCTAGGCTCGTGGATAGGTCTGGGAGTTATCTTGTATAAGGAGCACCTGGAAGAGCGAGAGAGAGTTACTGAAGAGTGGCGCAGACGTAACGCTAAACCAACAGCTGAAGATTGGCAAGCGATTGGAAAAGATATGGAGAAAGCCATAGAAGATGTATCGAACAACATTGAATCACTTGTAGGAAAGGGAGATAACCATGAGTAAACATCTAATTGATAAAGTAATTGAAACAATGCAAACAGCATCAGTGTTTTTAATCGACCCACTAATGATGAATGACGCTATCAATAGCGTGAATTACCTAAAGTGGCTTAAACCAACTGTCCCACAATACGTTGCCGACTGGTTCGAAGATAACTCAGAAGGCTCAGTGAAGTATTGGGTCCTTCATTTCGAGAAACACGACACACCTGCTGATGTCGCTGAATGGCTTAACAAGCAAGATGACTTCTTCATGACATTAGCTAAGATGGAAGAATTTGGATACTTTGTGGAAGGTGAGTAATGATGGATGTTAAAAAAATAGCTTTACTGGAACGACTAGAAGGCATTGCGGAAGATATTTATCTATTTGCTCGTAACTCTGAACCAGAAATTGAAAGTGTCGGTGCAGATGTGGATGTTGACGAGTTAAAAGATTATTCACGCGAGATCAATAGCATCGTGAGAGAACTGTCTGTGTTGGAAGGTGAAGAATGGTGAAAAAAGTAATCATTGAATTGCCAGACAGTGCCGGTTTACTTACAGTGGCAGCTATCGGAACGCAACAAATAAATTTTCAGATGAGAATAATGGCAGACCAAAGAATTGTTACTCTAACAGATCAAGAGACTAAGGTGACGGTTGGTGATGGTTGGGAGGATGATGAGTAATGTTTATCAGAGTAACATTAAAAAACAGTAGCAAGAACGAGGCATACATTAACGTCGCGCATATCGAGGGTTTTAGATCGTATGGGGAACATTCGAAAATATGGCTAAGCGACAGAGATATTATCGCAGTGGAAGAGCCTGTGAGCGAAATCTTGAAGCAGATTGAGGAGGCAAGAAAATGATTAATTTAATCTTATTATATGCATCCTGCACTATTGGTTTTGTCCTGTTGTTCTTAATATTGTGGCTTAAGGATGAATTGAGCCAACAAAGAAGAGAGAAGGCGAATAATGAAGCGTTATATAACATTGTCATTGACCGACAATTAGAAACGATTAACGAGCTAAAGAAGAAAATTGAGGAGCTGGAAAAGTGATGAACGAATTACAACCAGGCCAACACTACAGACACGTTAAGTCCGGCAAGGTGGTAATGCCTGTAGGAATAGCCTTAGAAGAAGCATCAGGGAGAAAAGTTGTCGTTTATGTTGAGGCAAGTCCGCTAAGAGATAATGTTTGGACTAGACCGTTGGACCAGTTTATGGATGGGCGTTTTGAATTGGTGGAAGATGGCAAGGAATTAAGACCGGTTGCCGGCTTTCCAGAATTTAAGCCAGTGCTAGATCCAGAAAAAATATTGGCTGAAAATGAGGAACTTAAATTACAGGTAAATAGCCTGCGCTATGAAATGTCCAAGTTGGAAGATGAACTATGGGAATTGAAGGGTGACAATAAAATGCTTAATCGGCTCATTGCTGATTTGAAGTTGAAAGATGAGCCAAGCGAGGTGCCGTTCTGATGAACCACAAGAAAAGAATCAAGTCGTTAATCAAGAAAACACCTGCTTATAATTACCAGTCTGAGGTAATGAAAAAGCATGGCGAATTCATCCATCAGTACTGTGCTGACCGGATGGAGCAAGCCCTGTATAACTACTTGGGTGCTACCATGATGGTGCTTCGGGATAAGTATGGTTTCGGTAAGCAGCGTTTGGAGAACACTATGAGGGACATAACTGTCCAGGTAAGTCATATCACCTCGAAGCATGCCACGGCTGAGGACATGATAACCCTTATCGAGAGCGAGACAGGTTTTAACTTACCTGCGTTCGTTGCCAAAATGTATGAGGAGAATAAGCGATGAAACTATACACCATACTTTATATCGACCGTTACGACACTGGTGCTGAATGGCCTACGGTGGACACCAAGGCATTTAAGACCGAGAGTGAAGCAAGTGCTCATCTTATGAATGAGAACTACAAGCATCACCATGGTTATGTCTATCCGTACTACAAGCGGAAAGCTAGAAAAGAGACCATGGCTAAAATTATTGAGTTAGAGTTAGGAGGCGAAACATGTTAGACGTATTTTTAATCGCCACAATCGTGGCACTCATTCTATTGGCTGCGGTTGGCTTAGACCGTATCGTGTGCCATGTGATCAGACGCAAGCAAGACCGAGATAAGATTGAACGTAGCATCGCTATTCTGGGTCAGACAAGCACTGACCTGGCGGAAGGTATGATTGAGATTGTGGAGCGTGTGGAAGCCCTCGAAAATAAATTAGTACAAGGAGACAACCGACAATGAACAACAAAACATTAGATGAATTAGTACCTTTGGTAAACGACTGGTTTCAAGACCGAAATCTAGCCTTTGGTGATGGCTTAGGTCAACTACAGAAACTTCATGAAGAGGTCTATGAGCTGGCTGAAGCTCGTATCGTCAATGACTTCTCTGCTGAGGTGGACGCTATTGGTGATATCACCGTCGTATTAATTGGATACTGCTTACAGCGTGGTCTGACATTAGAGCAGTGCCTGGAATCGGCTTATAACGAAATCAAAGACCGGACCGGAAAGTTAGTCAATGGCGTATTCGTCAAGGATAACTAAAAAAATGCTAGGAATTAGGTGATTTAAGATTAAAGTAATATAAATACTTATCTTTAGCTTAAAACGCCTTAGAATTGAATTATTTGAGTTTTAAGAGGTGTAAATTATGGAAAAAAATATTACAGTCTATGGTAAGCCTAACTGTCCGCAATGTGATTTGACAAAGGCTTATCTCAAGGTAAAAGACATCCAGTTCAACTATATTGATGTGACAGTGGATGCGGCTGCTTTGAATTTGATTCAAGAACATGGTTACCAACAGTTACCAGTGGTGTCTATCAATGACTTCGAGTCTGCGTGGTCCGGACATAGCGTGCCTGCTTTGGTTCGGCTAGCGATGTGGGATGGTGAGTGAGATGACAGAGCATAGGGTAGAAATAAAAATGATTAAGATTTACAAGGTTGACTCTTTTGAGAAACTTGAATATCTGCTTAACACCTTGCATGAGCGAGGGGCGAAGTGGTGTGATGGATGTAGTTTAGGCAATGAAGATATAATGTTTCGAATTTGGAAAAAATATGGACCCGAAACCATTTACAAAGGCTTAGTTATATACAACGAAAGCGGTTCGGTTATGATTTCTTCTCCTGGCTATATCTATGAGGCAATTAAACAGTATGAGCAAAACGGAGAAGAGTACACCGTCATCGAAGATGTGAAGCTACCAAAGCCAAAAGAAAAACCAAAAGTGACAGAGATATATTTCCACGATGACACAGGTGGCAAGCTAGGCGGAGACAGAATTTTCAGAGTAACAGAAGAAATCCAGGTTCAACCATGTCAATCCGACCCTGTCCAACCTAACCACTATCGCCAAGGTTCGGTTGACCTATTCGAAACCTGGTATCTAACCTATCCGTTTAATGAGTTCCGGGCGATTATGAAGTCTCACATCGCCAAGTATCTCCACAGGTACCAAGATAAGAATGGTACAGAGGACCTGGACAAAGCGTCTTATTGCATTAAACGCCTGCGCGAATACGAGGAGCGTGTAGCAAATGGCTAAGCCTTCCGAGTTAGAGTTAAGAGTCCGAGAAGAGCAGCGCGACTTCCTTAAGACTAAAGCGACTCAGTACCGCAAGTTAGCTATCTCGCACATGTATACCAACGTGCCACGATATAATCAGCTTATTCGTGAGGCTCGAAAGTTTGACCTATGCGCTGAGTTAATTTGTCCGACAGTAAGTGAGGTGGAGAGTGAATGATTTGGATCATCGTAATTATCCAAGCGATTGCTATCGTTAGGTTGTGGATAGTAGTTGATTACTTGATTGAGTGGATAGACAAATTAGGAGACGACCTACTGGGGCTTGATAAACTCCAACAAAAAATCATCGATAGCAACAAACAACGAATCGAGGCTCTCGAGCGTCGATGACTTTAGCACACTAGAAGAAAGAAGGTGAGTAGTATTAAGTTCGAATGGTTAAGAGATTACATAGAGCGTGAGGAACGTATCACTTATCTCAAGTGGAACCTGGCCAAGTCAAAAGCTGAATTGGCTAGATGGGTCGAGGGAGATTTGCAAAATGTACGATTGACCCAGGGCTCACTTTCTGCGAATTTGGAAAATAACATTATCCTTTTAGCAAAAGAGCTCGACACTCTTACTGCTGAACAGGACGAACTCAACTCACTGATTCAAACGTTCAAGGGCGTTGACCAACAGATTGTACGACTCAAGTATATCGAGGGACTATCATTGGAAGATATCGCTGAGACACTAGGCTACTCCGAGTCGCACATCAAACATCGCCATGCTGAGATACGCAGGAATATCAGCTTTATCTCAGACTACATACGTAAGATACACAAGTATCACGACGAGTTAGAAACCATCTACAAAGATGTGACCTAAATCTTAGGTGCAATAAAGGTGCACACTTTCTGTGCATGGTTCCATTGAATCTTATGAGGTATGATGGTAATGTCAAAAGATTACACAAGAAGCTACTGGCCTATGCTAGTGGCTTTTTACTTTAGGTGGTGAGGTTATGGAACATGACTTAGATCAGCTAATTCATCTAGCACGCAAGCAAGACATGGAGACAGAGTTCAACAGTCGGACAAAGCGCAACCAGTTCTATTGGTCAAGTGAATGGAGAAAGCTGAAGCACTCAGTCCTTAAGCGTGACCATCACGAGTGTCAGCTGTGCAAGCGAGAGGGTAGACTCACACTTGATAACCTAATGGTTCATCACATCAAACCACTAGAGTACTATCCATTGCTTCGACTCGATGCGGACAACCTGGTGACTCTGTGTAAAAACTGTCATAACAAGGTGCATGGACTGGTATCCCAGTACAGCGACGAGTGGTGGTAAGCTGTGAAAATCTAATGAAAATTTAATTTTTGACCCCCTCAAAAGATTTTTGAATTTTTAGAAAGCTCTTTCAGCGGGCGTCCAGTCGACTCCGGCAAAAATTAACTCATTTTTACAAAAGAAGGGAGGGAAGACGCGTGAATGCTATTCCTCGTACTAAGATAGAGAAATATTGGTTAGACCAGTTTGATGCTAACGATATCCAGGCACAATTGTTGGTACAACGCTATTCTTTGTTTATTAAGAACCAACGTTCGCTTCAAACGGAAATCAACAAGCAAGGTGTTCAAATTGTGGTCAAGAATGGTAGCCAAACATTCAACAAACCTAACCCTCTCTTGAAAGAATTGCGTGACCTGGAAAAGGAAATTGCAAAAATGGAGAAAGAATTAGGTAAGCGTGCGGAAGCAACCGCAAAGGCAAAACCTAAGGCGCGACAGGGGCTGGTCTAGATGCTTCGTCAGCAATATGTTGATGCGTATATTAGAGAAATAGAGTCCTGCCGATATGTCGTAAACGAACATCGACTCTTGGAAGTCCGATGGATGAAAGAGGTCGTACTTAAGTTAAAGGGTGCTTACTACGACGAGGAGCAGATAGAAAACTGCATCAAGTTCGCAGAGAAGTATTTCTTCAAACTCGATCTATTCCAAAAATATCTCATTGCCAACGTCTTCCTCTTCTATGCTGATGGGGAGGTCGTTTTTGATGAGTTCTTCATTACCATGGCTCGTGGTAATGGTAAGAACGGGTTCATCAGCGTGATGGCTAACTACTTCATTAGCCCACTGCATGGCATTCAAGAGTACAACGTGGCTATCACTGCCAACAGTGAGAACCAAGCTATGACATCTTTCAAAGAAGTTCACAACATGCTGAAGCGAAACCCTGACCTTACGGACAGTGGCTACTTCAAGAATGGTACTTCTAAGATTATTGGCTTGGACACTCAAAGTGAGTTTGTCTATCGGGCCAACAACGCTGCCACTCAAGACTCGTTCCGAGACGGTTGCTTGTTCTTTGACGAGATTCACCAGTTTGAAGATTATAGCGTGATTGATGTTCAGACTTCTGGTCTTGGTAAGCGTAAGAACTCAAGAACCTTCTACATTGGTACTAATGGGTTTATTCGTGACTCTGTCTATGATGACATGTGCTCACGGGCTAGAGACATTGTAGAGTCGGAAGAATTGATAGACCACATGTTTCCTTTTGTGTGTACGCTCGATTCGCCTGATGAAGTCGAAGACGAGAATATGTGGCAGAAAGCTAATCCGATGTTCCATGGCGAGATGAGTGATTATGCAAAGACACTGTTTACTAAGACACAGCGTCAATGGCAGAAACTCAAGCTTGGTATTGGTGACAAGGCTAGATGGCTAACTAAGAAGATGAACGTTCTAGGCATCAAGCAGTCTAGTAACGTGGCCACACAAGAAGAGATTATCAAGGCAGCGCGTCCTTACGGATCACACGAGGGACACAAGTGTATTGGTAGTGTCGACTTATCCAGTGTTAAAGACTTTACGGCCGTTGGCTTGCTTTACTTGGATGATGACGAGAACTACAACTGGTACACTCATACCTTCGTGCTTAAAGAGTTCTTGGACAGTGAAGCCTTGGCTGCACCAATTGATGAATGGGAGAAACAAGGGTTGCTGACCATTGTAGACGGGCCACTCATAACAGAGACGATTGTTGCTGACTGGTTCGATGAACAATCTTCTCTATTCGACTTTGACACTATCGTCATTGATAGTTACAGGGCCAGTGTCCTGCGTCCTGTGTTAGAAGATAGAGGGTTTGAGGTCGAGGTCATCAGACGCTCGCCTGGCGTACAAGCGATGATAGGTACATTGCTAGAGTCGCTATTCGCCAATGAGCAAATTATCTTTGGTGACCCAACGATGATGCGTTGGTACACGTTCAATGTCGTGGTTAAACGTGATAAAGACGGTAACCCACGATACGAAAAGAAAGAACCTATCAAGCGTAAGACTGACGGGTTCATGGCGTTCATACATGCTTTGTATGTGTTCAACGAAAACATCGCAGAGTATCAGCAACCGCAAGAGTTCCTGTTCTCTGATTTTTATAGTGGATAAATTTTTGACCTGTCATAAGTCGTAAAAAGGGGCGGAAAAGGGGTGACAATTATTGGGCTATTAGATTTTATTCTTAGACGCAATCAAGACTTTGATGTCTTGGACTGGGACGAGCTTAAGTCTGTATACAAGACAACTCACTTGAAGCAATCGGCTGTTGACATTGTTATCGGCAAGATCATCACGATGAGTTCACTGGTGCAGTTTAGGTCGAAGGACGAGACCTTAAACCGGAAGCTGAATGTTAAGCCTAACCCAAACCAAAACGCACAAGAGTTCAGAGCAGAGCTGATTAAGCGGCTGCTTTGCGACGGAGAGTGTTTGGTGGTTAAGTTAGGCAACGACTTATTCATTGCTGACGGTTGGGTAGTAGATGGTTCTGTGACCAAAGAAAGAACCTACAAGCAAGTGTCTGTAGGGCAGTTGAGCCTGACCAAAGAGTTCACTTCTTCTGAGGTCTTCCACTTCAAGTATCACAACGATAAGCTGAATCAGTATCTCAAAAACCTAGATGAGTCATACGCTAAGTTATTCCAACGTATGATTGAGGTCCACATGAGAGAGCAGCAGATTCGGGTCTACGCTAATTTTAAGGGTATGAAATCAAAATCAAACCTGAATGATGATGCGAAGAAAAACGTTGATGTCTTTACAAAGTTCTTAGCAGGGATGAAACGAGAGTTGGAACAATCTTCAGTTGCTGTGGTTCCTCGACAAGGGGATGACTACGATATTGAAGAAAAATCTCAAAATCACCTTGGACGGAACGTTGAAGAAGTCGGAGTCATTGAGAACATGTACATCGCTCAAGTGGCAAAGGCACTGCAGGTGCCAACGCCGATGTTTAGTGGTGACCTGGCGGATGTCAGTCAGCATAGCGAGAACATGGTCCGTTGGTGTATCAAACCTTTGATGACTTTGATTGCGACTGAGATTAACGCAAAATTCTTTACTGAGTCAGATTTGAACAAGGGCAAAGGCGTAAAGGTCAACTTGATAGAGGTCCTTTACAGTTCTGAACTTCAAATGGCGTCTCACGTAGAGAAGATGATAGGGTCTGGAGTGTGGACTATCGATGATGCCTTGGAGATTCAAGGCAAGCCACGAGAGAACACAATTGTCACAACTCGTCGATATCTGACGAAGAATATTGCACCACTTGATGAAAGCACTGGCGCACCGATTAACGGTTAGCTAGGGCTATTTTTGTGGTCTGAAAAGAAAGGAGGAACAGGATGTCAAAACTTAAAAACGTACCGTTTGAGTTCAAGAATGAAGCAACCGAAACAGGACATGTCCTGACTTTGAGTGGGGCCGTACGGAAGAGATACTGGACAGACGACGATGCTGTCAGTGCAAAACTAGTGCGCGACTCTTTGGAAGGTGTAGATAAGCCAATCTTAATCAAACTTAACTCTCCAGGTGGAGATGTGTTTGAGGGGATTGAGATTTACAACTATCTCAAGAACCACGAGCAAAGCGTCACAGTTGAGATTACTGGTGTGGCTGCTTCCGCTGCTTCCATCATTGCCATGGGGGCGGACAAAATCATCATGAACACAGGTACAACACTCATGATTCATGAAGCATCTAGTTTTGCTTTCGGTAACAAGACCGACATTCAGAAGGTGCTGAACGCCCTAGAAACGATTGATGCTTCTTTAGTTGCAATCTATGCAGAGCGCACTGGAATTGACAGTGATGAAATCAAAGACTTGTTGAATGCAGAAACGTGGTTCACTGCGGAAGAAGCGGTTAACAAAGGCTTTGCCGATGAAGTCAAGGCCAAGGCGAAAGAAGAACAAGAGGACGAAACGGAAGAAGAGAAGGTAGAAAATTCTATCAATATCAACGTTGATGCCAAATTGATTTCTGGTCGCTTAGATGATCTGGAAAAGATGATTAAAAATGTCATCCAAAACAAACAGGCTGAGGAACCTGTCGCAAAACCTCGAAACTTAATGTCTAAACTTAGAGGAGGACTATAACTTTATGGAAAAATTTAATTTAACACCTGAACAAATCAAGGATAAGTTACGCGCATCATTGAAAGACTCTGATGCTACTTTAGAAAACCAAGTGGACGCAATCGTGGAGAACATGTTCTCAATCGCTGAGAGCAGTGCTAAACAAGTAAAGGCAGAGTATGCTGAGCTTGGCCACGTACAAGACGAAGCTATCTTAGCAGCTCGTGGTATTCATGTGTTGACCGCTGAAGAAACTAAGTTCTATAACGAAGCTTCTAAGAGCGGTGGCTTCAACTCAAACACTATCTTGCCTGAAACAATCATCGAGCGTGTGTTTGATGACTTACAAAAAGAACATCCATTACTTAAGTTAATCAACTTTGGCTTGGGTGTAGCAAAAGAGAAAATCACCCGTTCTCGTCGCAAAGGTAAAGCGGTTTGGGGTAAGCTCCACAAAGATATCGAAGGGCAATTAGATGCTGACTTCGGTGCAGAAGAAATCACTCAACTTAAGTTGACTGCTTTCATGCTTATCTCTAACGACACCTTAGAGCTTGGGGCTCGATGGATTGACCGCTACGTTCGTCTCTGCTTGTCTGAAGCTATCTCTGAAGCTTGGGAAGAAGCAATCATCGACGGTGACGGTAAAGACAAGCCACTTGGTTTGATGCGTAAAACTTCTGGTGATACTGGCGGTGTGTTCCCTGCCAAAGAGAAGAAAGGTGACTTAACCTTCAAAGACCCTGCAACCATCATCAAAGAGTTCGCTGCATTGATGAAAGGTTTGTCAACTTACAAACGTTACATTGGTTCAGATGACACTACCGGTTCTGATGAAGTACGGAAAGTGGACGGTAAAGTTCACTTAATCGTGAACCCTTCCGACTACTACGACATCGTGGCACGCGCTACTGTTCAAAATGTCAATGGGGCGTACGTAACGAACTTACCATTCATCCCTGCTGATCACATCATCGAATCAATCTTCGTACCAAAAGGTAAGTTGATTGCGTATGTTGAAGGTGAGTACAACGCTGATGTTGCGATGAAAGACAGTATCCGCAAATCAGAAGACCGCTTCATCATGGAAGACGCTACAGTCTACGTTACTAAGTTGTTAGGTCATGGCCGACCAACTAACGCAGACGCAGCGCACGTTTACGACATCAAGATTCCCAGCTAATGCCCCGGCAGGACCTGGGGCACCGGCTTCACCTTCTCCAGTACCGGGAGGGTGATAGTGAATGGAGACTTATCTTCAGGAGCTAAAACGTAGACTTCACATCTTACATGATGATGACGATGACAACTTAAAGAGTTTAATTGAAATCGCCCACGCCAAGGTAAAACACTGGTGTGGCGATTTTGATTTAACTGATCCAGTTGGTCGTGACTTAGTCTTTGAACAAGTCCGGTTCATCTATCATGGCAAGACTGAGTTGTTCTACACACTATTCGCAAGCGACTTAAGCCAATACGGTTTTACGCTAGCGACAAAGGAGTAAAGAAATGCAATCACCAATACACCAAGTTTACAACGATGGTGTGGTGACCTTCAGTACTAAAGAGCCTAATAAGGATAAATTTGGCACACCAATTGGTGGCCAGGCAACAAAAAAAGTCTGGCGCAAGTATTGGTTCAAGGATATCTGGATGCGGTCTGAGGAAGTGGTCGCTATGGCATCGTTAGGAACAAAGGAAACAAAAAAGATTGCGGTAGATGGTAAGCAACAGATTGACTCAAGCATGATTGCGACGATTGGTGGAGTAGACTACGAAATCTTTTCGTACAACTATTCAGAGCGTCGTGACAGGACCGAACTATCCTTGGTGCTGCCAAGGACGAAGGAACGGAAGGTAGGTGCAAGACATGACAACAACTAAGGAACGCATCTTTGATGCTCTAAAAGACATTGAGGGTCTGTCAGTGGTCTATGCACTAGATTATCAAGATGATATAGAACTGCCTTATGTTCGGTATCAACTGTTAGAATCGAACGCAATTTACCTCAGTAATGAAGAGCATAATACAAGAGCACGCTACCAACTCGATTTATACAGCCTACAAGCCCTTGATGTACAGGGTGAAGGTATTTTATCGACTGTACGCTCAAAACTGCGTACAGAGCATCTGAGGGCCACTCAGTGGCAAGAAGCACCTTACACTGATTCTTCAGCAGAGGAGACAGTCTATCGTTACATGATAGAGGTGTGGTAGATGTCTCATAGTTTTGGGTTTGACCTTGCGTTAGGTGATGTTGAAAAATACACCAGGCGCGGGAGAACAGTCAAACAAAAAGTCGGGGAATATGCTGACCAGGTTGTAACTAAGGCTCAATCTATCGCCACCTCGCGCGGCCTGTTTAAGACTGGTGCGGGGGTTGGTGGTATTGAGAAAGAAGACAAAGGAAGTGGATACGATGTGGGATGGGCCAACCGGCCAAACTTCCACTTGTACTTTCACGAGATTGGCTTTCACGCTTTGGACAACCGCCATGGTAAGCAGCGTATAAAGCGAGATAGTAAGGGCAAGAGACAACGATCTTACCGAGGGTCACGCGCCACTTATGTAGCACCTACACCTCATTTAAGGCCCGCATGGGACCAACTTGAGGGCAAGTATTATGCAGAGATTCAACGGTATTTAGCCGGTGAATAAAAATCAACTAATAAAGGAGACAAAATTTTATGGCATTAGAAACAGTTAAACGCGCTCTGTTGACCGGTGTTGGCAGCATGCACGTACAAAAGATGACAAACGGCGATTTAGTTAGTTCATCTGTAAAACCAACTTATGATGAAAAGACATTCGCAACTCCATCTGTTCAAAAGTTAGGTACAGCATTAACAATCGTGGACAAGAAAGTTTATCTTTCTAACCAACTCCACACACTGATCAAGAAAATCACCAAGGCAGAACTAACACTTGATGCAGGTTACTTCCCTGAAGGTTTAGCGGAAGAACTTCAAGGTATGAAGAAGGTAGGGGAAAAAGGTGCATGGGCTATGCCAAGCAACCCTAAACCAATTCCTTTCCGTTTAGGTGTACCTTTCACTGATGAGAACAACAACTCATTGGTTATCAACTTCCCTTACTGCTTCCTAACTCCAGTAGAGCAAAGTGCAGAAACCGAGGGTGAAGACTACAACGAACAAATCAAACAGTATAAGATTGAAGCTTTACCTTTACCATTTGAAGTTGAGCTTGACGGTCACAAAGACAAGTATGTCTTCCACCAAGTTGACTTGTCTAACTCTGACTCAGCTGCTTACTACGACGAGAAGAAATTGTTGCAACAAGGTTGGTTTGACGCTGAATCTTTAGACGCAGCAAAAAAGTAACAACCCCTGCTTCACCATCGCCTGTATCACCTCAACCAGGGGCAAGTCCGGGTGGGGTGCCAGTGGTGCCAGGGGGATAACAAAAATTAGTTGGAGGGGCACACAATTAGTGGCCCCTTCATTTTTATAGGAGTGAAAATTAATGAGTATCTTCAAAACACAATTAAAAAAGATGAAAACAAGAATTTTGGGCCACGAAGTAGAGCTCAAGGTTAACAACGCAGTCTATTTATATCTTCAATCGTTATTTGGTCTAACTCAAGGGTCATGGGGCGAAGAGTATGAAAAAGAAAATGTTATCGGCGGTGCTAAATTCGTGGTTGCGGTATTGGCAGCCAATGGGTATGAAACCACCTTAGAAGAAGTGTTAGAGAACACAAACTTTATCGACATTCAAACTTTCTTAACCGACTACCAACTCATCATCTTGTCTGATGCTGAAGAGCAAGCAAAAGGTGACTCAAAAAAGGGAAAGGCGAAGAAGTAGACTACGACCACCTCTACTTCCTTTGCAGAGAATGGTTTGGGATGACCAAGGAAGAGTTTATGTTTGAACACGATCTCCATTCGGTGGCGTACTTGCTAGAGAAACATGCGAAGTTTAATGGTATGTCTTCTAGTGACAATGAAGAGAAACTCACTGAAACATCCGCTAAATCATTCTTTAGTATTTAAGAAAGGGGGACACTATGGCATTAAGAAAAGCAGGGTTATCCCTGACGCTCGAAGGTAAGGCGGAGTACCTATCCGGCTTACAGAGCATTAACAACCAACTGCGTATTAGCCAAGCTCAACACAAGGCGATGGCAGCAGCATTGGGTAACAATGCCGGCATCACTGCTACTTACAAAGCTAACATGCTAGGTCTATCTAGCAGTTATCAGTTAGCTAGTCAGAAAGTGGATGCTTTAGCCAATCGTCAGAAATTACTTCCTGCTATCCAAGGTCAATTAGAATCGTCTATCCGTAAGACAGCTAGTGCCTTGGACGAAAGCCAACGCAAGCAGGACACGCTTAAAACGGCCTACACGCAAACCAAGACTGCTTCAGACCAACTCAAGCAATCACAGTCACAACTCACTGCTGAGTACAAGACTTCCTTGTCTGATACTAAGTCATTAAAGACAGCCTTAGACGAAGCGAGACAGGCCCACAAGCGTAACTCTGATGAGGTCAAGTCAGCCAAAACTGCCTATGAGCAGTCTAAGCAAAAGACCGCAGAATTAAAAGCCAAGTTGGTTGAACTTAAAACCGCAACAGGTGAAGCCAGTGCTAGGACTCAACAAGCAAAGGCTGCTTATGATGCGTCAAAGAGCGCAACCAAGGGTTACAAACAGTCATTAAATGAACTGACGAAAGAACTTGAATCAGTTAAGAAAGAAGCAGGTGATTTACCACTTAAACTTGCACAGGCTCAAGAGTCAATGAATAAGTTGCGCAACGAACAGCAACAACTTCATAAGGCCTGGAGAGATAAAGGTGGGTGGTTAGCTGACCCGGCGCAACAACTTCAAGGTTTCGGTAGTAAGTTGATCCAAAATGGCGAGCGCATGAACGCTCTAGGTAACACGATGACATCCAGGGTCACTGCTCCTATCCTAGCAGGGTTTGGGGCGGCCACTAAAGCAGCTGCTGACTTCCATTCTCAAGTTGGCGCGTTTGGTCCGTTGTTATCAGGTGGTAAGCCAATCACCAATGAAATTCGTCAAGAGATGAACCAGTTAGGTTCAGCAAGCCGACGCATGGCCATTGACTATGGTGCAAGCACCTCAGAGATTAACCAAGGTATGGCCGAACTTATCCGTACCGGTTACTCGTCTCAACAAGTGCTAGGTATGTTGCCTAACATCTTAAATGCGTCGATTGCATCGGGTGACAAGTTCGCCGATGTCATGAGCGTATCGTCTCAAGTCTTAAGTCAGTTTAACCTTAGAGGTAAGACTTACGAAGAGACACTTAGAAACTCAACACGAGTCACTGACTCGCTGACCTACATAGCAAACGCTACTTCTGCAGGTTTTGCTGACCTTGGGGAAGGGATGTCTTATGTCGGTCCAGTCGCTCACTCGCTCAATATGAGCGTGGAAGAAACCGCGTCTATCTTAGGTATCTTGAGTGATAATGGTATCCAAGCATCTAAAGGTGGTACTGCCTTGCGTGGGGCCTTATCACGACTCTTGAAACCATCTAAGCAAAACCGTAAGGCCTTTGAAGCCATGGGTGTTGCGGTTGATGACTTCAAGAAAGGGACTATTAAACTCCCTGATATCATCGACACCATCAAGAAGAACACCGCAGGGTGGACAGATGAACAACGTGCGGCAGCCTTGGCTATGGCCTTTGGTACTGAAGCACAGACTGCCATGAACGCATTGGTTATGCAGGGTGGTGATGCCTTGCGTAACATGACTAAAGAAGCTGAAGGGGCCAAAGGTGCCACTGAAGCTATTGCTCAATCGATGAAAGAACTGCCTGAGTTTAAGTTCAAGCAAGCGACTGCTCAACTGAAAGACTTAGGTATTGAAATTGGTAGTAAGTTACTACCGCATGTATTAAAAATTGTAGAGGGTGTCCGAGCTTGGATAATGGCCTTTGAGTCATTAAGCCCTGCCACACAGAACGCTATCATCAAGGCAGGTCTATTCTTAGCCGCCTTGGGTCCAGTGTTAAAAATCTTGGGTAACTTAACCAAGGTGACTGGTCTAGCGTTTACTGGTGTAGGTAAATTGTTCCAAGTGTTAGGTAAGTTCACTACACCGTCTGGTATCCAAGGGACAAAAAGTGCCCTAGAGGGTGTTGAAGGTGCAGCAAGCAGAGCAGGTGCAAGCGCAGGGTTATTCAGCAGTCCTTGGTCAATAGCAGGTGGTGTGGCCATTGCAGGTGTCGCAGGGTTCGTAGCTTATTTAGCTAATGAAGCGGTGGCTCCTATTGCAGCGCATCAACAAGCTGTGGCGTTGACTAAAGGTAAGTATCAAGAGTGGTTCACTGCAGTTACATCAGGTAAGGGACTTCTAGACAGCTTAAGTAAGGCAGCAAAAGAACATGCTGACAATTCTACTAAAGCCTATGAAGAAAATATGAAAGAAGTTATAGCCACTAACCGTCACATCCAAGAACTTGGTAATAAGCTTTTCAGTAACAAGAATTGGTGGGAAAACCTCACATATGATCCAAAGAAACTGATTGATATTAACGGTAACTCGACAATTCTTCGTTTCGATGACTTACGTGCCAAAATGAAAGAAGCAGGCGTAGTCGCTGAGGAAGAAGTTCAACGAGTTAAGAGTGCCATGCTTGAGTACAATACTTGGCTTGGCGATTCATTGGGCCAAACAATCTCAGCATTCAATAAACACAGAATTATTGATGAAACATGGGCCAATGCCCAAATGACCGCAATCGGTACCGTAACTAAATCAGTTGTCGAAAACTTAAATAAACAACAACAAGCTGATGTTGAGCTCCTCAATCAAAAAAGGCAACACTTTAACTGGGATGATGAAAGATACAATCAAGAAGTAGCTAAAGTTCAATCGGCTTACGATCAGAAACGACAAGTTATCACCGACGCTGAAGCAAGTATTCAAACTATCCTTCGTAACGCTGCCAAGGAAGGGCGAGAACTGACGGACGCAGAAGTACTGTCAATGATTAAGTCTTATCAAAAACTTGCTGAAGGTGCAGGTCAGTCGTTATCCTCTGTTGAAGGTTTGATGAAGACCTTTGGTAACAACTTAAGCATCCTTGTTACTAGTACTGGTTTAGACTTCTTACGCCAACAAGGTATCATCGACGAGGCAACAGCTAAGACGATTGCTAACCTTGGAAGCACAGAAGAAAAAGTCAAAATGCTCAAAGAAGCTTTGGAGAAAGTCGACGAGGTTGAACCAGAAGTTAAGGTTAATGTTGATACATCAGAAGCGGCCGCAGCCCTAGACTTTGCAAAAGCATGGAACGAGTTCACACCAGAAGAAAAACTACTAGCGTTGCGAGAACGCGGCGCTGATGTTGCTCAGAAGATGCTTGAAGAAATGGGCAAGTGGGACTCGTTAACACCAGAAGAAAAAGAACTGGTGGCCAGCATCAAGAGTCCAGAAGACTTCGAGAACGTGATGCACAAGTTGGTTAACTGGAATACCCTCCCAATGGAGACAAAGATTCTCAACTTGGAAGCCCAGGTGGCCAACCAACAACTACTTGAAGCAATTCGAGGTGCTGACCTGTGGAACAATCAAGAGTTCTTCGCTAAGTTCATTGATATTGACACCAACAGTCCGGATGCTCAATCGCAAATTCAAGCGTTAGTCAATGAGTATCTCCAAGCCCAAGGCTTGCCACCGGTCAACCTTCAAACCGACTCCAATGCTGAGGAGACTAGCGAAGAGTTAGATAACTTAGACGATACAGTCGGGAAGGTCAACGGGAAGAAAGCCACGATCACTGCTGAAGCACACACAGAGCCAGCTAAGACTAACCTGTTAGACCTTAACATGGCTACCGCAGGGATGATGACTTACAACGGTCGCAAAGCCACGATATCAGCAGAGACTCCTGGGGTGCCTGAAGCAACTCAGAACACCAATGCTTACAACTTGGCAGCGGCCGGTGTTGAGAGCAAGTCTTCAACTATCACCACTGACATTTTCTCTATGGTGGCCAACACCTTGGCTATCTTAGGGTATAACATTGCGACCAACGCGATGAAGAACACGAGCTCCACTGCTAACTCAAGTACTCCTGGGATGTTAGGTAACACAACCTCTATCTTGGGGTATAACTTAGCAAGCGGTGCGATGCGTAGTGCGTCATCCACTGCATCAACTTACACGCCTGGTATCTTCGGTAACATTGCCGCGGTATGGTCATGGATAGGGGCCTTAAACAGCACCTATTCTAAGTCTTCGACTTTAACCACTTATGTGGACAAAGTTTACCGGACATTTGGAGCCCATGCTAAAGGTGGCCACATTGGCTTACACGCTACTGGCGGTCATATCCCTATGTTCGCAGGTGGTGCGGGTAACGTACCAGTTGGTTACACGGGTATTGTGGGTGAAGCAGGTCCAGAGATTTTCCAAGTAACTAAACGTGGGGTGACTATCACGCCATTGAGTACCGGCGAGAAGATGAGAGGTATTGAAGATGTCGTGCGTCAAGCCACTGGTAACACTGGCAAAGGAGCAGGACAGTCAATCACTATCAACATCACTATTGACCAACCAACAGTAAGACAAGAGTCCGACTTAGAGCGACTCAGTGATATGGTCCAAGGGGCTATCACTAAGGCACTTAAGCGAGACAAACTAATGATGAAGGGAGTGGCGGTAGGCCATGCTACATGATAATGCGCTAATTATTAACGGTAAGTCGACCGCTGACTTACCTTTCATGGTGGCCGTTGAAGAAAATGATGCGGTCAGATACGCCAAGAGAAAAGATAAGGTCTTTGAGGAAGAACGGGTAACCGGCTATCTCAAACAATCTATCGAAGCTTATGAGGGTATCAAGAAGTCCTACAAGTTATGGTGTAAGACTGACAGCAAGAATGAGCTGCGTAAGCTCAAGGCTATGTTATCCGAGGAAGGTTGGTTCACACCTTCGGATGAACCTGACTTGCGTTACTACTACATCAGCTTGGACACTGAATGGGAAGTGTTAGATGAGGTCATGGGCTATCCTGTGACACTTGTGTTCTACTGCCAACCGTTTGGCATGGAGACACCTCAAGTGCAGGCAATGACCAACGGTCAGAAGTTAACCAACTACACCAATGCCCCAATGTTCCCACTGATTAAGGTAACTGGCAAATCAACCGTAGAGACCTTTGTTCAAATTGGCGAACAGAAGATGTATCTGAAAGAGTTGCAAGAGGGCCAACCGGTCTTTATTGAGTGTACTCCAGGTAAGCAAGATGCTTACACCAACGGTAAACAGTTGCTCAATGAACGTGTCAGAGGTAATTTCTTTATCGTTCATCCTGGTGATCATACCGTTAACTTTGGCGAAGGTATCACCAACTTAGAAATAACTTGTCGGTGGGGGTGGCGTTAGTGATTAGCTTATACCCACCAACGCAGACAGAGTTTAACTATCATGGGGACATCATCAATGCAGCCTATGACTGCCACGTTAAACGCGACGATACTTTCTATGTAACCTTCAAAGTGTTGATTGACAACACAGAAGAATACAAGAAACTCAAGCGTGAGATGATTGTAAGAACCTACACTCCGGACGGTCTTGATGCTTTCCGTATCTGGGATATCGAGAAGCACAATGACTACATCCAAGTTGAAGCGATGCATGTCATCTACGACATGCTGACCTATGAGATTGACAAAATCAATATCAACAATGGGACCATGCTAGATGCACTGACTGCTTTCAAGAGCCAGTTAAGACCTGGACATCCTTTCACCTTCTACACAGCCATTGACAAGAGACGGACCTTTAACACCGACAAGGAGCATAAAGGTAAGTTCCCTGCTATGGAAGTGTTCATGGGTGGTAAACACTCTATCGTTGGTACGTGGGAAGCTGAACTGTTACTTAACGGTTATGATATCCGACTCGTAGAAGCCCTGGGCCACCACACCCAGGCTCTTTTATACGAGCATAAGAATATCAGTAGCTTCGAGGACAAGACGTCTAACAAGACGCTTGTCACACGTATTCATGCACGAAGTGAGTTTCATCATCACGATACGGAAGAAGAAAAGGAAGCTAAGCAGAAGAAAAAAGAAGAGGATGCCAAAGAAAAGGCCCGGCTCAAGAAAGAGAAACATGATCGTGAGCAGGCTTATTATAAGAGCCTGAACAAGTATCAAAAGAGAGTCTATCGTGAAGCGCAGAAACGCCAACGAGAGAAAGAGAAACTTGAAGCTGAGAAGAAGAAGGAAGAAGACAAGAAACGTAAGAAAGAGGAGAAAGAGGAAGCCAAGAAACCTACTATCATCGAGGTGACGGTTGACAGTCCATTGATTGACCAATACAGCATGGTCTATGAAAAGTCTTACGAGAACAATGAGATTGAAGACCCTGACGAGTTGATACGTTGGGCCATGGCTAAATTCACTCACGAGAAAGTCGACTTGCCTTCGCGCAGCATCAAGGTTGAGACCAACATTATTGACGGTACACCTATTGCTTACGGTGACACTGTCATGCTGAGATACCTCACGCATGATGTGGAAGAAGAGATTAGATGTATCGCTTATGACTATGACGGTATCAACCTAAACTACCGTAGCATTGAAATGGGCTCCACAGTACCGACTGTGGCCGAGACTTTATCTCAGACAGTGTCTGATAAGGTTGAGGTCAAAGAAGCAGTAGAACGACAAGTAGCGTCTATTATGGCGGCCAACGGTAGCAATCGGGTCTACTTCGGACCAGAACAACCGGACAGACCACGAGAAGGGGATATAAGATTCTACTATCCTCAAGACCACCCGGAAGATATCACGACTCAAGTGTTTGAGGACGGGGCGTGGGTCGACAAGATTAACATGTACACTGCCGAACGTATCCAGGAAGCCATCGATGAGATGGAAGCAAGGGCCGATGAAATCACAGAGAACCTTGACGGTATCGACGGTACTAAGATTGAAGACATGGCCAAGAAGATTCAAGCACTTGATGATCAGGCGAAACTATCAGTCGGTATCATCGGGAACGACAAGGAGCAAATCTTCTCTGCTAACCGTATCCCTGTGGAGTTTGACACCGAGCATGGTGTTACTATCACAGTGGAAGACGGTAAGATAAGCTTCAAGCACAACGGTTCTGGTTTTACTCCTGGGCAGCCTTATACGCTTGCAGGTATCAACCGATTTGTAGAGCGTCCTTTTAGTCCGCTTACGGTAACCGGGGGCTTACCAATGACGGTAACTGCAAAGCCTAATAATGCTAAGTATCCTACTCGTGGTGGCCAAGGTAGTAGCGTAGAAATACCAAAGGCCTATCACGACACTTATGTCGTAACAGCAATCACTCAAGGCAAGGTGCCAAGAGTGTATCAAGCTCATGTCGACAAACCAACTACTGTTAAAGTTAGCCAAGATGATGCGAGTGCACATGAGCTCGTTGAGGTTGACGGAGCGGTAAACAAAATTACCCACACAGGTAGAGACGCATACGCTATGTGTTTGCTACCTCATGTGGAAACAACTATAAGATTGGGGGACTGGTGATATGGCATTTAGCCAATTACAACTAACCAACGCAGGGACCAGGGAGCTTGCCAAGGGTGGCGCACTGGTCTTGACTAAAATAGCCCTGGGAGACGGTCAAATGAGTGATGTGGCCACAGCAAGTGGTCTCGCTCGAAAAGTCTGTGAAGTAACGCCTACGGTAACCTCAGACAACGAGTACCAGGTAATTGAGGGTGTGTTTGACAACATCGCTCTCGACATCACTGAAGAGAAGAACATCCAAGAAGTTGGGGTCTTTGGTAAGGTAGGGGAAGGGGCCGATGTGCTCCTCTACTACGCCAAAGGTAATGCCTTTGTGTTCCCTCCAAAGACGCAACAACAAATGACTGTGAAGATACCTTTCAGGGTTAAGATTGTAGGTAATCGAGAAGTAACCGTAAGTCTTAACACTCAAATAAGTGGCATGGCTACTGCCGATTCAGTGAATCGGGTGCAAGATACGGTAAACCAGTTTAAGACTGGGTCGGTTTCTGATTTAGCAAGACTTATTAATATTGAAAATTTAGGAGCACTGTTTGGTAAAATCGTCAAAACTAACAATGATGTGGATAACTTATCTACTCCTGGTATTTATCAATACACAACAAATATGTCTCCTAAGGGGATATCTAGCTCTTATGGTTTTATCCTGGTTTTCTCGAATGGGATAGGGACACCTGGACAAAACGGGCACTTCACCTGGCAGCTATTTGTTGGAACAAACGGTCGGATGTGGGTTCGGAAAAGAATCAATACCGAAGCGTGGAATGTAACGGATGTTGCCAACGGTAATGTCCTGACTGCATTGCTAAGAAAAATTGGACTTGATGAATGGGGTGCGACAATTGCTATTAACACCTGTCCATCCGGTACCAACTTTGGTACCTTCCTAGCATCTAGTGCGGTTCCTATTGGCTTTAATATCGTCAAGGACAACAACGCGCCAGCTAAGACGGTGTACGTTTGGAAGCAGTCAAATGCTATTGCTAGTTGCTTTGCGATGGCAGATAACGGGTCATTCTTGACCGCTACATTGAATGGCGGGCGATTGAGTGAATGGCGCGACCTATCCCAACCACTAGCTCCGCTAGTATCAACCGGTCAGTTCGCCACCTACTTACGGTCTAACGCAGTGCCAGTCGGTAGTGTGCCGGTCAAAGATTCTACAACCGGTGCTTTCGGTACGGTGACAAAGGTAGACAACAACAACATCTACTTTACTGGAGCCATGAGAGAGCAAGGTAAGACTTACCAGGTAGCCTATGCTATTGTCGACGGTGTGGTACCTAGTGCCTTTACTAAATGGGCCCTCACGTAAGGTCGGGTGATGGAACATGAGTCTTAACCTAGACATTGAAGTAAGCGGTCTGATTGAGCGCAAGACGCTTATTGCAGGTGACGGAGACTTCTCTATTACCTTTATCCCAAAAACTCCGGATGATGTTATCACTTTGTACAACGCTAGCATCTTTCCGGATATGCTTGGGGATAACATTCTGACTCAACTAAGACTTGTCCATGGTTCAGACCCTGGGCCATATATAAAAAACACTTCTGAAGCGAGTCGTATTGCTCAAATCTTTAATCACTTACAACAATTCAGATTGGACTTCACCTCACTCCGAGGTGACCTTGAAAGTCAAATTGTCTTAAGTCGTACTGGGTTGTTGGCCCAGTTCGTGGACAATAACAACAATGTCAGAACTGACATCGCAAGTATTGCAGGCAAGTTGCTCAGCAAGGCGAGTTCAACTGCTGATGACAAGGTAAGTAGTTTGAGAGAACAGACTGAGCGTATGATCCTGGACAAGGTAACGACTTACAACTATGAGTCTATCTACAAGCAACAAGCGGACAGCATCTTGGCTGCCTTAAAACAACCAGGTAAGCCTGATGCTTTAGTGAGTGTCTTAAACCTCACACCTGAAGGTGTCCGCATTAAAGGTAAGGTCATTGACTTAGACGGTGATGTCAACATTGACAGTGCCTTTGCTAAGAAACTAACCACTGAGAGCTTGTCCGCAGAGAACATTGAAGCGGTCATGGGTAACTTTGGGTCTATCATTGCGCAACGATTAGATGTGAATAAGATAAGCGGTAATAAATCAGAGTTCCTTCAATCGCTTTGGCGAGACACCACTAGCGTGGTAGAGGTCAACGGTAAAGGGATAACCGCTATCCATAACGACGGGTCCAAGACCATGATAACTGCTGAAGGTCTCTACCACGAAGAGCAAGGCGGGAGCTTCAAGACATCTTACCTGAAGGATGTCTTCACCGTAACGGACATCATCAACGATGGTCGGGAAAGTGGCGGTGAGAGCATCGGGGTTAGAGACGGTTATAAGTGGGTCCAATTGCCTGACATCTACAAAGGTAAGCAATTCAGAGCGCAGGCAGCAATCTCAGACACTGAGACTTGGCGGGCCGGAACAGATTACAACGAAGGTTACTTGCGCTTATTGCGTACAGTGTCTTATGTGGTCCAGGACAAGATAGACTACAAGAATGCGAGGGTTCCAATAGTTGGCTATGCCCACGTATTCAACGCACGAACAGGGAGTCGATACAACTATCCTATTGTGGCTCAGTTGTTCGTCAACTACTAAAGATTTAGGAGGTACTCGATTTGAAGAATAGCGAAATACTAACGCTCCAAGCGGTCATGAACCAGGTAAAGGACCAACCGATTAGGGGCGGTCTTAAGTTCAAACTGTTGAAGATTTTTCAAGTCTTGGAACCTTCTGTGCGCATCATTATTGATGCACTAGAAGGATGCAACGAAGAAGAAGCCAAGGATGTATTGGCCCAAACACAAACAATTGACTTGCCAACACTGACGATGTCAGAGCTAGAAAGCCTTGAGTTATCTATCTCTCAACTGTCAGTGTTGATTGAGTTAGCAGGAGGTGAACAAGATGCCGGAAATGAAAATTAACAGTCGTTTCTTACTTCGAGACGGTGAAGCTACGCGCGTCTATATCTCGTCAGTGAGCGGTGACTACACAGCATTTGAGCGTGAGATTGAGGGGAATCACTTAAGTACCCCCGACTTAGATTTAGCAGAATTAGTTATGCAGGCGGTCTACAAAGACACCTTCCAAAAGTACGCTATGAGCGACGCTATCAAACAAGCGGACCAGACAGCGGAGCAAGTTGAGGGCCTAAAGAAAACTATTACTGACTCTCAAATTGTTATAGAGGAGCAACGTAAGCAGCTTAAGAGAACAGAAGAGCTGATTGAAAAAGCTAGTGGTGCCATGCTTGAGCAAGCAGATGACAACGCAGATATAAGCGAGCATCTGCTAATCGCCAAGTATCAAATTGAAGAAATGGCCAAGAGCATGAATTTCACTCTTCCAACCGAGGTACCGGACTCATACCGGGAGAAATACGAAACTGACAAAAAAGCCGAACACTCCGACGACAAGGAGGAAGAAGAGGGGGCTGATGGTCATGCTGAGTCGCATTAAAGAATTGGCATTATCAGCAACCACCCACGTTCGGAACTTGTGGGGAGGAGGTGACAAATTTATGGAATTACATTTCTTATACGCTCGACACATTGAGCTTGCAAAACGTACTTTTGCATCAGTGCCACGTCGACACAAGAAAGGTGTTCGTGAACAACTTCAAATTCTTGGTTTAGCAGATTTGGAGTTCATGACACTTGAACAACTCAAGCAGCGTCTTGAGGAATTAGAACAAGGTGAAGAATAATCACCTAAATAAAAAGAGCGTCTAATTTAACGGACGCTCTTTTCTTTTGAAGGAAGGGGGAAAGGTATGCCTGGGAGCACAAGTATCAGCTCTGAGGTGTTAGGATACATCATTGGCGTGCTAATTCCGGTTGCGGGTCTGTATCTGAACAACAAGAGCAAAATCACAGAACAGGAGCACCGCATGACGATGATAGAAGCCGGACAAAATTACATCCAAAAGCTATCAGAACAAAACAGCCGCAGACTCGATGAGCACGATGAGCAGAACAAAATAACTTATCAGCTAGTCGAGCAAATCAAAGCAATGAAAGAAGACTTGATTGAGATCAAGCAGAAATTAAACTAGGAGGAATTTATTATGAACATCAACTTGAAATTACGTCTACAACACAAATCATTCTGGGTGGCATTAGTCGGCCTTGTTGTCTTATTAAGCCAACAATTAGGTATTAAGGTATTTCCGGACAATATCGCGGACATTATCAACACAATCCTTGCGATTGGCGTGTTAGTTGGCGTCATCAACGACCCTACTACTGCAGGTCTAGGGGATAGTGCTCAAGCGTTGACTTATGAGGCTCCAAAAGAGTCCTAGAAAGGGGTGAGGCCGTATGTTGCAATACGGAAACTATACCCTCTCGGACGATTTGATTAGCAAGATTCAGAAGGTGGCTAGGCATTATGACCTAGTCCCTTCTTTTGTTATATGCCAACTATGCCATGAGACTGGGTGGGGACAGCATCCTAAGTCAACGTCTGCGAGAACAGATAACAACTGGGGTGGTGCTACGTGGTACAAAGATTCAACTGACCCGTTCACAAGAGGGAGCGGAGTCACTGTAAGACCTGGTCTGGCTCGTCCAACTGATGAGGGTGGATACTATATTCACTATGACAGCGTTGATGATTACTTGAAGGACTTCGGATGGCTTCTACGTAATGGTGGCTATTACAAGTGTAGTGGCAAGAAAACACTTAGAGAGTATGCTTTAGGGTTATTCAAATATGGCGGAGCTGTCGCGGACTACGCCGGCGATGGAAACAACTCCGAGAAGGTCTTTAATTCTTACTATAACAGCATGAAAACAATCCACGATGCTCTCAATGCGGATGGCTCGTTGGATAGAATCGACAAGGGGGAATCTAGCAATATGGCAAGTGCTCAAGATGTATTAAATGTATTCAGGAACTGGCTAGGCGGCCAGAAATATGGCTCTGTGCACAACGAAATTCTTTCAATCTACAATTCTCAAAGTCCGCTACCTGTGGGTTATCGAATGACAAGTGAAGATGACTGGTGCGACGCAACGGTGACCGCTGCTTTCCGAAAGGCCGGACTTTCATCATTGGTAGGTGGCGAGTGCGGTGTGCAGCGTCACATTGCTATCTTCCAATCCAAAGGTATCTGGATTGGTAAATCTCGTCCACAAGCAGGTGACATCATTACCTTTGACTGGGACGGAGGAGGCTTCGCAGACCACATCGGGATCGTGGAGAGTGTATCTGGCGATACAGTCTACACAATTGAAGGCAATTCCGGCTATCCATCTGCTGTTCGTCGTCAGTCATACACATGGAACATGTGGCAAATCAAAGGCTACGCGCGTCCTAACTATGGTTCTGGCTCCGCTTCATCTACTACTTCAAGTGGTTCTAAATCAGTTGCAACGGTGGCTCAAGAAGTCATTAACGGTCAGTGGGGGTCTGGCGAGGATAGAAAAGCTCGCTTGACAGCTTCCGGTTATGACTACAACGCTGTACAAGCTAAAGTCAACGCTATCTTGAGCGGTGAATCAGTAGGATCTACAGAGATTCAAGAAACTGGTTGGCTTAAGAATGAAACTGGCTGGTGGTATAGAAACGAAGATGGCTCGTGGCCAAAAGACCAATGGCTGAAAGTTTACGATTACTGGTATCTGTTTGACGAGGACGGTTATGCTTATTGCAACCGTTGGGTTCAAAAGGACGGTAAGTGGTATTACTTCAACAGCGCTTGCGCTATGGTTACTGGTTGGGTTCGATACCAGGATAAATGGTATCACCTCAAGGATGATGGGCAAATGTCTTCTAAGGAATACATTGTCGGTCAAGATGGCCGTCTGTACTATGTCAAAGAAGATGGCTCAATGCTTGAGAACACTGAAATTACAGTTGCTGAAGATGGTTCTCTGATTGAAAAAGCAACTGGCAACATCGTCGGTAAATTCTAGGTCCAATATTTTAGACCAAACAAAATAAGTCCGGAAAACCGGACTCTTTTTATGACATCACCCCTGGGCTTCGGCCTGGGGGTTATTTTTTTAACGCAAATGGTCGTTTTTGAGTTGAAGCCGTGTGCTATTTTTGTTATTATGGACAAAACGAAACAAAATGATACCATTGGTATCCATATGTGATAATTGGAGGAAGCATCATGCTTGGCAAAATTTTCTTGTGTAAAGATGCAAATACCCAGAATGCGGATATTTTAATTGTAAATCCTGTTGTGGTTCAGATGGTTCCCTTCGTTCCATCTACACCCTCCTTTAAAATCGTAGGCTGTATAGCAGTCGAAGATGCTAAAAAAACAGAGTATAGCATTCTAGTGGTTCTTAAGGATAGTAATGATAAGGTAGTAGGTAGTTTTGATGGTCAAGTAGTGAGTTCTGGTTCAGCAGACGAAATTGTTGAATGGAAGACAAATATTGTGTTCAACCTTTCGCTCGATGATACGCAAATATATAGCGAAGGCTTACATGTTTTCGAACTATACGTTGATGAACTTTTTGTTGATTCAACTAGTTTCTTAGTAATGTTAGATCGAGAACGTCAACAGTCCATGGAGGTGGGGTACCGTGAAGAATAAAGTTATTGGCACTTTGATATCATCAGTTTTAGCGACCAATACTACTCCAGCAGTTACTATTCAAGTCCCAAACACTCCTCATTCGGCATATAATTGGGAAGAATTAAAATTACCAAGTGGATTGTTATTCACTAACAAAAAAGCTCACGCCATAGAGGCAAACGTTTTTTCAATGAAAGATAGACTTAAAGATATTATTCATTCAATTTATGGCGATGATTTTAATGGTTATGCAATCGAACACTATCCAAACGACGAATCTGAGTATGTAAACATTTTCGATGAAAGTTTGACTTTCGAGGAAAACGAGACTAAGTTCGTTAGCCTAAAACGAGAACTACGAGAAAAAAAATTACCTTATACAGCTTTGATCGGTGGTTAGAATGTACCAGTGGGATAACAATTTAAAGGTCGCAGATTATCTCCTTAAATTAGCCGAAAAATCATCGGGTGATTCAGGATTAAAGGAAGGCGCTATAAGAGCTGCGATAGGGAGATTTTATTATGCTTGTTTCAAAGCTGCAGACGACATTGTTAAAGAAAGAATAGTGGCTGAAAAAGAAGACACTAAAGAGTGTAGTAGTAACGAGGACCAAGAAGAAAAGCCTAAACTCTATGGCTCACACGAAAATACTATCTACAATTTAACAAAATGTGAGAGTAGTAGTTATGATAAGGACAAAAGAAATGAAATCGCTGAGCACCTTAAAGAGTTAAAAGGATATCGGCAACAAGCTGATTATAATCAAAGTACTATTTTCAGCCCCAAAAGAGTTAGTTATATAGAAAGGCTTGCTATAAAAACAAGCAATGACCTAAAAACGTTCTAGACGCACGGCGATAGCTGGCGTCTTTTTTAGCTTTCAAACCCTTTACCGAGGATTTTCACTAAAAATGCACGCCATGTTCGCATGTGGCCTCGAAACGTTGATATATGCATATAATTCACCCATGGGGCATTCATGGGGCAGACTTACCTAACATTTATCTTTATGTATCTGATTGAGTCTATTATAAGCACTGCTACATAAAGGTTTATCCGCATTGGTCTGAATGAGTCCGTACCTTGATATGTTTGAAGGCAAATAATTAATACGCAATAAAAAAGACCGTCAGAACG